GCTATTATAATACTATTTCGACCCTTAACACTTCTAGAGTGCCAGTCGTCTCTTTCTTTAGTCTTAGTATTGTTCTCTATATATCTTAGTACACACTCGCCAGCTACTTCATTACGGTCAACCCAAAGCCAGCCAATAGGTGAAGCAATTACTAAGTAATTAGCATTACCAAATAAAGAACCACGTAAGCCATTATTGTTTCTTATCTCTAGCCATCTATGAGTAGTTGAATATCCTTTATCACGTTTTGAGATTTTACTTGCGCCTTTTATATCTGCTGTAATTGTTATGCCGTTGTAACTACAAACTATATCAATATGTTGTGAGCTGTCTATAATATCATCTGTAAAGCTAACGTGCATCTTACGCTCTTTACATAACTCTACTACTCTTTGTTCAGCCCAGTTACGCTTCATCTTTACCAAAGATTTCTTTAAACCTTTTACGCTTCAAGTCTGCCATGCTTTGTGGCTGGTACTTTACTTCTTGACCTTCTGCGAGTCCACGCTCTATGCTTTTATATCTGTGCATATCTTCAAGTACTTTAGCACGTTGATTACCTTCGTAATGCCTTATTGCCTCTTCTATCTCTGCTAGCTTTAAGCGCTCATAAAACTTACCATACTGGCCTCGCTTCATTCTATCGCATATTAATCTAAACTCTTCTATAGTTAAAATAGGGTAGCCTTCTATTATTGCTTCTATAGTATATATAATATCCTCGTCTGTAGTTAGTGTACGCTTGGCATCTACGAACTGACATAAGTCCATTACTAAAGCGCATAGTATTTTTTTTGTTTGGTGAGGCTGTACCCTAAGCGCTTTGCGCACGTTCAAGCCTTCCTTAAAAGCTTCTTTCGGCGTATACTTAACTATTCCCTTCGTTGAAATAGTTTCTAAGGCGCTCTCCACTGATTTTTGTTCTGTCAAATCCGTTGGCATTGTTATTGATTTTATATTCTTCACTTCTTCTTATCCAGTTACGGGCTGCTGCTTTCCAATTTATTATAGGCTTGCCCTTACCTTGCTTCCAGCCGTTGCTTTCGTAATAGTCGTAAAATTTATTAGCTTCTTTATCTGTACTACCAGCTTCTATAAAAGCTTCTACTACTACCGTAATATTTATGGGAGTACGTTCACTATTTGTTTTTTTAGTTTGATTTTGTATATTGATATTAGTAGGCCGTAAAATATACGGGTACTCTCTAGCAGAATTTACGGCTGCGTCTTCGCAAAAGTTGCTATTTGCTAACCGTAAAAAACGCTGGTAAGAGCCTTCAACTTTCTTTTTAGTCCTTACTATAATACCTTGCTTTACAAGTTTGCTTATAGACTTCTCTACAGAGCTTAAACTAGCTTGGCTAAAATCTGCTAAGTGTTCATTACTTACAAAGCACTCTAAGCCGTTATTACTAAAACTGTGTACTTCTAAAATTATAAGCTTATCTATCCATGTTAAGTACTTATTTAAGTACAGCTTTTTAGGAATCCAGACGCCTTTAAATTCTCTATTCATAGTACGCCGTTCTTTCGTAGCATTTCTATAATTTCGCAAAAGTCATCTAGTTGTATAGCTACTATAGGCGGCCTTCTGTTTAGCTTGTGTACTACTATTTTATACTTACCTTCCATTTCCATCATTTCTTCTAGTACATCGTGTAGATACTTACCAGTCTCTACTGCTTTGCATTGTACTATAAACGGCGCTGTTTCTTCTGGCATAAGGTCTATACCATTATCATCATAGTACTTACCGTAGTAGCTGCTTCGCTTTGGCTCTGTGCCTAGAGCTTCACCAAGTATCTTAGCAGCTTTTAGCTCCCATTGTTTGCCTTTTATTCTGCTGTTAATACCCATGACTTATATAGCCCACGCTGGTACGTCTAAATCAAAGTAGCCAAAAGTGCTTAACTGGTCGTAGCCAGTTGCTTCGCCATTCCAAGTTTTAAACTTTTTTAGTAGTTCTTCTAGTTCTTGCTTACCTCTCTCTAAAATTTCTGGCGTTAACTTATAGCAAGTAACTACATACGGGCTAGTTTTTTCTAGTGCTATAATCCAGTGTTCTTTAATCTCATGGCCTAAAGTTTCTTCTAATAGCCTACAATATATATAACCTTGTATATGGTACTTTTGTCTGTAGCTATCGCTAGTGAAATCTCTTGGCGCTCCCTTCTGGCACGTTTTAAGGTCTACACAGTATTTAGGGCTAAACCCATCGGCAAAACCTCTAAATGGTACGCCACCTATTGACCCTTTTAATTCCTCTTCATATGCAATACAGTCTTCTAATATTTTACTAGCTACTGGGTGCGCTTCTACAGATTCTTTTATTTTCTGTATTTCGTTATACTCTGAAGGGCTTATCCATATAGAATTTGGGTGTGCTTCTACCAGTTCTTTATATGCTTTTGTACCTCGCCTTACTTCTAATACTTTGTAATCTTTGGCAAACTCTTTGGGCTCTAAAATTGCAGCGTGTACAGCTGTACCAAATCGCATAGCTGGCGTTTCGTGCTGCTCTCTATTTTTATATGCAATAAAGTGAGCTGGGCTGGTAGCAAAATTTTTAATGCTACTAAAGCTTAATGGATAATATTTAGATATGTTCATTAGTTAAAATTTTCAGAGTGTTATAAAAATCGTTTCTTATCTGGTAGTACCTAATCTTAAAACCTTCATCTGTTCTTAATAAGTCGTCTACTTTTTTTACGTTGTGTATTACGCAACTATGGTCTCGGTGAAATATATAGCCAATATCTGCTAAGCTTAACGCCGTAGTATTGCGTAACATATGCATAAGCATAGAACGCATATCTGCATACGCTCTACGCCTATTATCTTCTTTAAGACTAGCCAACGTAAAACCACACTTTTTAGCTGACAGCCTAGTACAGTCTTTAGCTATCATTAGTGAGGTATATACTTTATCTTGTATCATTAGAACGGGCTAAAATTATCGTTACGGGTTTCAACTTGTGGCGCTTGGCCTTCGTTCTTAAAAAACTCTAAGCACTTGTTAGCCGCATCTTGATACTCGCTAAAAGACTTTCCAGAGCCTAACATAAAAGCAGCAATTTTAAGAGCGCTTTGGCGCTGTATATTTTTACCTTTTGCGCTTTCGTTAGAATAGGTATAGCTATTATTACTAGGAGTATAGCCAGTATCTTTTTTAACTCTTAGACGTAAGCCGTCTGCCGTCTTTTTTACTTCGCTATATAAAACGTCATCGCCTACTTGATACGGTGCGCTTTCGCTTTTACCTAGTGCGTACCCTTGTACGCCATCTGCCATTTGAACATTATGTATATGAAATACTGTACCGTCTGGTGCGCTCCATGTTTTTACGTTTTCGCGGAGCTGTTGAATTTTTGATTTTACTTCACTCATTTTATTTGTTTTTTAGTATAAGCTTTTATTATGTCTTGCTTAAACTGGTTTATGATTCTTTTTGTTTTCGCGTCTAGTACTTGCTTTGCTATGTACGCGCGCCATGCCTCAAAGTCTTTTATAGGCTCTTGTGGGTATACTGTTTTCATTTTTTATAAATTGTTGTGCTAATATCTTATTCATAACGTGTTAATACAAATAGACATACTTACTAGTTATTAACAATAAATATTTAATAATGTAAAAGGCCGACTCCGTAGAGCCAGCCTAACACAATGAAAACATAAATGAAGGACGTACAAACATAACGCCCAGTTTGCAAATATACTACTCTACTTTATTTTTTGCAAGTAATACTTTAATATCTTGTACAGCTTGTAGAAGTTGCTTTACATCTTCTTTATATTCTTTACAATCTTGCTCTATATTATATACACGTGCGCTCAATCTTGTATAGTCTGCATGAAACTTAAACACAGTACCAATTAAGGCTAAAGCCAACATAATTAACTCGTATTGTGTAATATCCATTATTTCTTTACATATTTATCTGCACTACGTAGTACAAAATAACCACCAACAGAAGTAAGTAATAAGCTTTCTAACAAATTTATATACGCATCTTTTACACACAAAGCATTAAAGGCATCTAATAAAGCAAACAGTAAAAAAATAATACAGCTACCAAGAACTATCAAAGGCCTTACCATAGAGCTTAACTTATTTTGGCTGTCGCTAGTCCATCGCTTAGTTACTTCTGCTTCTGCTTCGGCTTGGAATAAATAAGGCTCGGCTTGCTCTGTTAAATCTTCACTATCAAGTAAATTTTTTACTATACCTAAGCCGCCGCTATCTGGCAGTAGGTCGCCAACTGTATCTAATATCTTTGGCGCTTTTGCTTTTAGCCATTTACCTAAGCCAGTATCTTTAATCTTTTTACTCATCACAAAATTTTTGGCCGTATTTCTCTACCACATCAAAACTAGGACAAGCTTTATTTACGTTTGGTAAATCGCAATGGCCTTTAATTTCTACCTTGCCAAAAATCATACGTAGGCAAAGCATAAGAGTATAAAAACTATTGTGCTGTGCTTCTGAAAAGTTATCTTCTGGCTTGCCTATATCATCTATTCCGCCTACTAAGCATACCCCTATACAATCATTGTAGCCTTTTGCATGAGCGCCACGCTCAGTTACTGGCCTTCCCGTTTCAGTAGTGCCGTCACGCCTTATTATAAAATGATATCCGCACCCCTTCCAGCCTCTAGCTTTATGCCAGCTATCAATTTCTTTTAGGCCAATATCTTGGCTTTCTTTAGTAGCGCTACAATGCAGTATAACTTTATTAAAATTCATAGCCTTGTATTTTCGCTTACAATAAGCGCCATCAAATCATTAACTTTACCTATTAGCTCATTTATTTTTGTATTTATTTGGTTTTGTGTCGGCCTAGCTGGTAGGTCTGATATTGTGTGATTATTATTTGATTTTTCTAGCCAATCCATAATTTTAAGTTATTGCTAATAAACTGTAAGATACATTAACATTAGTAGTTACGTTACCGCCGTCAGCTCTTTTAAATACAACAAAAATTAACTCTCCAGCTGTAACACTCAAACCAGTTAATGAAATATCACAGTTATAATGAAGGTCTTGACCAGCGTCATTATTTGCAGAGCCAGTACCTAAAGAAGTTAAAGTAATAGCAGAGCTTGAGCCGTTTGGCCTTGAGCCTTTAAGTATTGTTACGTCTATATCATTAGCATTACTATCGTTTCTTATAGTACTCTTAAATATAAGTCTAGTAAAAGCTAGAGGTACTACTATGCCATTATGTGCATACTGGTCATCTATTGTAGATATACTACTAGAACTTGAATTTATAGTGAAAGTATCCCAGCCATAAAAATTAGAACCATAGTAATAAAAATCCTCCCTACCCATAGAAGCCATAAAACTGTGGCTAGCTAGCATATATGCTTTTGTAGTATCACTAAAGGTATATACTCCACTACCGTTAGTACTCAATACTTGCCCGTTAGTTCCATCTGCAACTTCTTGTAATACGCCGTTAGCATCTATAGTAGCTACATTAGCGCCCGTTTGTGAACTTCTATTTGCAGCTACAGCTGTAGCTAGTAAAGCTTGTACTGGAGCTAGCTTTGCTGTTGTATTCGTTATAAGGCCACTAACTAAACCAGCATCACCCGGCGTGCCAGGCGGTAATACCGGGTCGTCTACACTATCTTTACCTCCTTTGCCATCAACTGCTACTGTAAATACAGCGTCTCTAGCAACTTGTACTCCAGATATTTCAGTTTCTTCTAAGCCCGTATTGTAGGACATTTTGAGTACTTTATAGCTTGTAGTTTCAGTACCGCCACCGGGCTGCTCCTCTTGTATAGTGAATATAGTAGAAAGCTCTAGCTGTTGTTTTATAAATTGTCCGTTATAAATCTTTCTATGTCTAGCGTGAAAGTTACCTATTTCTCGCGTTGCTAAAGTTGCGGCTGGGTAATGGCTTGGACTAGTCATCATTAGACTATTATAACCGTTAGTTGCATTGGCATTGTTGTAACTACCGCCGCTTTTCCTATAGGTTATGGCTCCTAAACTTAAAGACCAATCCGACAAAATCATACTGCCAGTATCTAAAGTTTTTCTAGTTTCATTATCATTAGTGGCAATTACGTCAAAAGCGTCTTGTACACCATAACCAGCAAATCTACTTAAATTATAAAATCCTTCTATTATTGAGTGTTCAAATATAATACCATTACCAGAAGTACTATTAACTAATACTGTATTATCTGGCGCTAAGTACTGCGGGTACACAGCTGTTTGTATTGCTATTGGCGTTAAATCTCCATCAGCCTCTATAGGCGGCAAAACTTCATCAATATTCAACATAATATGTTGGTCTACTGAAACGTCAAAAGGCTGACTTATAACTTCAAAAGCGCTTGTAAGACTAGTACCCCAAGATGCGCCACTTCCTATGTATTCATCTGTATAAAATTGTGGTACACTTGAAAAGTTGTAAAAGTCTTGATATACTGGTATTTGCTCGCCGCTTGTTAATCCTCTTTTTAAATATCTACTGTTACCAACGCCATCGTCATCTGGAGCTGCCTCATCTTCGTCGTACATTAGTTGTAGAAAAAAACGCACTTTTATACGGCCAATACCGTAATTTTCTGGCAAAGAACCAGTACCACCGCTACTGGTATAAATAGTTTGTGCTACACTGTTTGAGCCGTTCCAGTTAAAAGCAAGCTTTAGTTGTAAACGCAACTCTTCGCCTTCACTATACGACTTATCGTTGAAAGTTTGAGCTACATTTAATTGCTGAGTCATAAAACCCATAATTGTAGTAGGTACGCCTAAAGAATCTGTAGTCACAGCGTTTTCTTGTAGCGACCTAAATAAACTATCATCTAACAGCCTCCTATCGAAGCTTCTGGTAACTCTTTTGTAAGGCTGTAAAAAAGAATAGGAGCCACCAGCTAAACGTACTTTAGTACTTGCGTCGTTAGATGCTGCTAAAGTATTGAACTGTGTTGCTGTCGTAGTAAAATATAGTTTATTATACCTATAAGTAAATCCAGTTAAATTAGTGCCGTCATCACTATATTTTTGTACTGCACCTACTGGCTGAAAGTTAAAATACGTAGGTATTCTGTTGTGTGTTTGGTAAATCTGACAGTTATAAAATTTACAAATCTGCTCTAAAACTTCATAACATGATATAGCCGTATCTACGGCGCCGTCAATGTAAAAAGCGTTGTGCTTGATTTTACTTTCTTCATAAAAATCAACTAAAGGACCAGCTGAACTGTAATCGTTTGGCAAAATATCTTTGCCCATAGATACTAGAATAGTATAAAAATCAATTCCCAAAAGAGTAAAAAAATAATTATAGTACCAATCTGTACGTAATTTCTGTAAGCAATTTACTAGATGGTCTAATACAGTAACTTCACCAGTATATCGCGTGCCGTCACTTTGTAAATACGGCTCATCTTTTAAATATCCTAAGTCATCAGTAGCAACTATTTCAACAGCTTGCGGAAAATTGTCTGCTAAAGTTATTTGGTCTGAAATTACAACGCCGACCCAGCAAGCTACACCGGGAGTATTATTATCGTCGGCTGCCAATACCCTAACGCCATATTTACCCTCTGTACTTTTTGCTACTGTTTCTAAAAAATCTACTTCGGCTATAGTTTCACAAATAAAAGTAAATCTACAAGTACTAGAAATTATAGGCTGGTATACATCATTATCTGAACTTTCGTAGCTTATAACAGCGCCAGAAGGCGTAATTTCATAGCTGCGGATATTTTCTGTAGCGCTTTCACTATCTACTATTTGTACTGTGTAGCGTTTATTACCAAACCTACTACGGTACTCCGCTTGTGCTTGTATAGTTGCGTTCATATTTTAAAAGCCTCTTAAATTACTTACTTCGCGCGAGGCTATTTCGTTTGTTAGGAAAATATCGCGGCCACGTATTACGCCTTGTACTTGCACTTGACTACCACCAGCGCCGCCAATCATAGAACGGAGCTTATCAAGCGGGGCTATTACCTCCGGATTTGATTGCACGCCAGGGTATTCACCTACATTTACCATAGTATTACCACTAACTATACCACCTTCTGCCATAGCTGGTACAGATATAGCAGAAAATAAACCACGAACCAAACCTATACCAGTAGCAACTAAAGCAGGTATAACTATAGGCGCAGCTGGTCCAGTAAATTTACCCGAATTTATCATAGCTTCAATAATTAAAGCAGTAGAAGAGGCTAAGGCTGCATCTATAATACCTAATACAGATTCTTTTAAAGCCTTGCCAGCATCTTCGGAGCCTTTTATCATTTGGCCAAAAGCAAAACCAAAAGAACTACCCATCTGCATAGCTGTATCTTGTATAAGTAACATGCCTTCACTCAATTTAGCTTGCATTTTTTCAAACTCTGTACGTGTATCTACAAAACTATCCTTTAAATTTAGATTATTTTGTTGTAAAGTTTGTAATCCTACTGACGTTTCATTTAAAAGTGGCGTAGCTTGTATTGTTGTCATAGCTAGGCTACTTAAAGCTGTGTTTGTACCTTCTACTGCACTAGCTGTACTACTACTGCTATTAGCTACAGCTTTTTGCTTTTCGTCTAGTCTTGCTAAGGCTATAGTACTTGCGTCTACTATTCTAGTATATGCTGCTAGATTTTCTTCTGCTGTTTCTAGCATTCTAATACTAGAACTATTTAACCTACCAGTACTGTCACGTTGACCAGCGGCTGCTTTATCCATTGCAGCTTGAAATTCTGCTACTCTACCTTGAGCCATAGCTAAAGACTTCTCTAAGCTTTCCCTATCGCTACCAAGCTCGCTAAAGAAGCGCATATCTTCAAAAGCTTGTGTGCTGTTTAGTATGTCATCTACTCCAGTTTTAACTTCATTAACTAGCTCTTTAAAATCCATAGCTTCTAAAGCTTTTGGCATTTCTTCTACAGTACCAGTAAAATCGTTAAGGTCACTTTTAGCGTCTGTAACTTCTGTACCAAATGAGAAAAAGGCAGCTGCTAAACCCGTTATAATTCCCGTAACTATACCTATTGGCCCAGTCATAACACTGAAAGCCACTTTTAACGTACCTAATGCAGTTACTAGGCTTGGTATAATTACCAAAATTGGACCTATAGCTGCTGCTACGCCACCTATAATTAATATAGTTTTTTGTGTTTTTTCGCTTAGGTTAGAAAACTTTGTAGCTACGTCAGAAATAAAGCCCGCTAATTTTTCTATATGTGGCGCTAAAGTTTTACCAATTACAATGCCAGCACCTTCTAAAGCGGAGCGCATACGAGCTAAAGACCCAGCGCTGGTATCGTCCATAATTCCAGCCATTTCTTTAGCTGTACCAGAAGCATTGTTAAAAGAGCCAGTAAGTTCGTTGGTAACGCCTATATTTTCCATTAATACAAGCAATGCACTTTGTGCGCTACGGCCAACTTCATCTTTTGCGTCTGCTAAGTTTAAACCTTGCCCAGCTAAATTTTCTAAAGCGCCAGCTACGTCGCCACCAGTAGCGCCTAACTCCGATATAATACGTCTTAAAGCTGTACCAGCTTGCGAGCCTTTTATGCCGTTATTAGCTAGAGCGCCTAACATCGCTGTAGTTTGCTCTATGCTTATACCAGCAGCTTTAGCTACTGGAGCTACGAACTTCATCGAATCTTGGAAGCTTGACATATCTAAAGCCGTAGAGCTAAAACTAGCAGCCATAACGTCAGTAACTCTTGAAGTTTCTGAAGCTTCTAAGCCAAATCCTCTTAAAGTAGAACCAGCGACCTCAGCAGAAGTAGCAAGGTCTGAGCCAGTAGCTTGAGCTAGTGCTAGTGTAGACTCTGTTACTTTAGTTATTTCTTGTGCAGAAAATCCTAGCTTACTAAATTCTAATTGTAAGCCACTTACTTCGCTGGCTGTAAATTTTGTGCTACTACCTAAGTCTAAAGCGTTTTGCTCTAGCAGCTTAAACTCATCAGCTGTAGCGCCACTTACGGCCTTTACTTGAGCCATTGAAGCCTCGAAGTCGGCAGCTACTTTAAAGCTAGCTCCACCAATTGCAGCTAAAGGTAGTGTTAAAGAAGTCGTTAAAGATTTGCCTAACTTTTTAGTATTCTTACCAAAAGTATTTAGCTTACGCATCGACTTGCCTAAGCCTTTATCAAACTCTCTAGCGTTTACGCCAAGTTTTACAATTAAATCACCTAAAGAAGCCATTAAAAGCTAAGATAAGAATTTTCTTCTGAATACTTTGCTAATTCTTTTATACGTTCTTTACTAAATCTAACTTCTGAATTTTGTAAATCTCGCTCTTTTTCCCAAGTAAATTGGCAAATATCTTCTGCCTTTATTCTTGTACCTTTTTTAGCATGTGGCTGTAGTAATATATGGGCTACAAATCTTGAGCGCTCCCATGCAGCTTGCTGTCTCCCGTTGTCTATATTTTGGAAGTACTCTACTGCTGTTAAAAGTTCGCCTAAAGTACAAGCCCAAAAATCAGAAGGGGAATACCTAAGTACTCCCATTCCTAAACCTATTAATTGCTTCCAGTTTAAAGGTGTATTCTCACATTCTACTTCTTTTTTTTACCTTCGCCCGTATATTGCTGTAAAGCAGTTACGGCTAGAGTGACGTGTGATAAATCTACATAAGGCTCAATATCTGCTAAAGACTTATCAAAGTCTATGCCTTCAAAATCACAGCCATCAACTATTCCTACATAAATGAGCCAGCTCATAGCGTCAGCTGTCATAGTACCAGTATCTCCAAACTGGAATACGCTTTTTTTAGTTTTATGCTCAAATTTTTTGAGCGCGCGAAGTGAGTAGCGTAGTGGATATTCTACGCCGTCTATTTCTATAGTCATACTATAAGATTAAGTATTATCCTTAGTTATAGCTCCAGTTAGCTCGAAGCTAGCCGAGTATACTGGTGCGTCGTCAGTTCCTCCAGAAATTTCTAACGAAGTTAGAATACCAGAAGCTGAAAACGTCTCTCCACCAGTAGCTACTTGGTCAAATATCAAAGCTACAGCTGCTCCAGTATTAAAAGTTGCAGTTAATGCTTTGATACCGTTAGAGCCAGAAAATTCTTGAAGACCAGAACATGACATAGAGCCAGACTTTTGGCCGGGTATTAACTCACGATTACCAGCGCTATCTTTTGTAGTAACGTCTATTACGTCATGATTCAAAGATAAGCTTACTTCTTGTGCGTTTGCTATAGCCGTACCGCCTAGAGTAATAACTAAATTTGTGCCGTTTACAACTGCCATTTTATTTAATTTTTTTAGTTTTTAACTTAGCTGCAATATAACCACCTTTTTCTAATTCTTCAACTAATTCTGGTGTACATTTTGCACACTCGCCTTTTTTGATTGTATGTCCGCTAGGGTGTTTCCAATCTTTTATAAATGTTACTTTTTTTATTGCCATTTTTTCTATTTTTTTTATAAAGGTAAGAAAGCTTTTATTTCTAACACACAAGCGTACCTATCTGGGCTTTCAAAAAATTCTATCTCTTCGCTTTGTAAAAATATGTTATCTATAACTATACCTAAAGAATCGAAAGAAGCTCTAGCAAATCTAGTCTTTAAAGCTTCACATAAATCAACAGCATCAGAGTAAGTAGAGCTGTAGCCAACTAGTTCTAATTCTGCTAGTTTATACTCTGCTTTGTCTTTACTATGCTCAAAAGTTACGTTTATTACTTCATAAGTTAAGAAGGGTAAAGAAGTACCAGAAGGCGCTTGTATTGGGAAAGACCTTGTACTAATTATATCTGTAATAGTAGAATGACCTAGTAAGCTTTTTATACCTTTTGTAAATTCCATTTTATTTTATTCTTTTTGGAAATTCTTGTTTATACAGTGCTATAGTTTGAGCTATAACTTTTGGTGCATCATTTCTTACGTGATTCATTAATACGCCTTTATTTCTGTTTGGGCCGCCTTGTACATGCTGCTTACCTTGCTCTACTATAAGCTGAAACCAGCCGTCTTTACGTTGATTAACTTTAGAGCCAGTTCTTGAACCTATAAAAAATACGTGTGAGTCTTTATGTTCTTTAGGCTGCCATGCTGTTATTGAGCGCTTATAAGTACCCTTTGGTACAGTTTCTCGTACAACGCCGTTACGGTATATTAGTATATCTTTATCGTATTGGCTTATTTTTCTTTTAAGTCGCCTTGCTGAAGCTCTAGCTACTCTCCTATGTATAGCCTTAATTTTTGCGTCAGTTTTATTACAAAAGGTAGCAGCCTTTAGCATTTTTTTCTGTAACTCTTGTAAACCTACTAGTTGTATTTCCATTACTCTACTAGATTACAAATTAGACGTAGTGATAAATTACGGCCTACCTCTTGCACGCTTTCAATGTCGTAGTATTGAGAATTGTATAAAACCCTATCGCCAGCTGTTACGTCGCTTACATCGCTAGAGTAGCGTATCAAAAAATTGACGTTTTGTTGGCTAGTTTCTAATCCGTTGCGTACATTTTCTTTACCTCTGGGTTTACTTTCAAGCATAGCCCAAACTGAAGCACTAGAAGTAAAGGCTTGTAAGGCTTCGCCGTAAGTGTTTTGGGCTATAGACCTAAACTGAACTGTAATTTTTCTATCTAGCTTTCCTATGCGCATTATCTAAAACTTATACTTCTATAAGTGTTAAGTAAAGATTTTATACCTAGTGGTATCTCTCTAATAAATCCAACTTCGGCAGCTTGTCTATTCTCAAAATAGTGTGCTACCAAAAGCCTCACAGCGTGTACTAAAGGCTCTGGCGTAGTTGCGTAACCACAAGTTGCCGTTACTCTTACTGGCGCTAAGGCATCGCCATCTGTACTTGGCGCTGTCATAAATTTTATTAGCGCTGGTATTCTTGCTTTTTCTACGTAGTAATTTGCACTATCTAAGGTTATATAAGAGCCAATTTGACTTGTTTTGTATTCTACAGCAGTTACACTTATAACTGGCGCTATTTGAAATTCACCTATAGCGCCAAAAGATTGAGCGTAAAAATATACGCTTTGGCTAGTTAGTCTAGTATTACAATAATTTTCTACAAACTGACAAGCCGCATTTCGATAGCTATTTATTAAACTATCTTCATCGTTACTAGTTACTCTTAGATGATTTTTTAAGTCGCTAGTACTTATTACAGTAGCATAGTTTGCAGCAGCAACATTCTCTACACTTAAAAACATTAATCATTTTTTTTTTACTGGCTTTACTATAGCATTTATAACTCTATCTACAATTCCAAAAATTGCGTCGTCTTTTACACTTGGCGTAAGGTTTACTATCACTTTAGCAAAAGCCATTAGAGCTACAGCTATCTCTAGCCAGTTATTACTTAAAAATTCCATATAGCTAAAATAAAGAAAGGGCAGCTAATAAGCCACCCTTTCCAAGTATAGTTATATACAGTAGATATTAGCTATCTGCTCCAAGTACGTTTGTAGCGTTTGCTAACATGTAACCAATAGCACCAGAATCGCGTAAACCTACATCGAAATAGTTATCTGCAACTAACTTAACAGTTCCAGCTGAAGCTCCGCTGAATGGGTCAACAGTTAGCGAGTAGCCGCCCCATTGACACCAGAATAACTGCGAGAAGTCTCCGTAGAACATTACAGAAGAAACAAAACCAGCTCCTAAGTCTACATCAGCAGCTCCACCAGTTAATACTGCGTCTGCGTGAATGTTAGTACCAGTTACTGTAGGTATATTAGATGTCCAACGTGCGTTGTAACCCATTAGGTTATTACCTACTAAAGCAGCTGGCCCTCCAGCACCAGTTACGTTAGCTTGCATTAACGCACCCGCTACAGCTGGAGACATTACGAAAGCAGCGTTGTCTCCAATACCATTACCAGTAATATCAGCCCAAAGGTTCATAACAGCAGCAGTATCTACAGCTAATAAGTCGTTAGTACCAGTTTCAACAGCCTTTACTAGTGTACCTTGTCCAGCTCCAAATTCAGAGTTTGTTGGTACTAGCGCTAGCTGTGTACCTTCTACAGATCCGTTACAAATCTTAGCGAAAGCGTAGCGGTCAATAGAGTTACCGATAGCTACAGAGAAATCTCTAGCTATAACGTCTTGCATATTACCAGTAGCTTGGTTAAGAGCTTCTTTAGTAATAGTCATCTCAGCAGCGAAACGCTGTGGAGATAAAGTAACGCTTGACATAGAACCAGAGAAAGCAGTAGCATTAGCAGCCTCAGCTGGTAAGCTTGCTTTGTCGTTTGGTAAGCTTGGTAGCTTTACATCACCAACAAATCCAGTTAGCTGTGTAGCACCTAGCTCTTGTATAACTGGTGTAGCTCTTAGAGATGGAGCTACTTCAGCAGCCTCAGTTCCAGCAGTACCTACAGCTGTATCTGGTGTACCAGAAGCATCGTTGCCATATACGTTACGCTTTTCAACAAAAGATTGTGGAATACATACGTTACCTCTAAGCTGGATACCGAAAGCAGAAGCCTCTCTTAGAGCCTCTTGGTGTATCTCTTGCTCTAGTCCAGATAAACGGCCTTGAGCTGCTTCGCGTAGGGCTTTACCCATATCGTAACGCTTATTCATTTTGTTCATTTCTACAGCTTCGCCTTTTGGTGTAGCATTTACGTTAGCATGACGCTTTACGTTATTCTCTGTAGTTTCTGCTCTCTCGATAGACTTATCAAGTTCAGCAATATCAGAATTAAGCTGCTCTTGGCGAGTTAGCTCTGCTTCTGTATAATCTCTAGCTTCAGTTTCAGCAACCTCCACCAAAGCATTTAGCTCTACTAGCTTATTGCTACGTAGGCTTTTTAATTGGTCCGATTTTTTCATCTTAAATTTATTTTTAATTTTTTTTTTTGGTGTGCTAGTTGCACGAACTTCTGGAGCAGATTTTTTTTCTACTACAGTAGCATTTTTAATTTCTTCTTTTTTACAGCCACAGCTTTCTTTAGCTCTTATAGTTGCGCTAGCTTCTGCATACGCTGGGACCGTCACAACAGAAACATCGTAAAGACCGCGTACCTCTTCAACAGTTCTTAAATCATCTTCCCAGCTTTCGCGCTCTATAGTAAACGCAAAAGAACTTTGTGATATATCGCCACGTCGCATACTTTCGGCTAAGTCTTTAGCGTAGGTTTGGTTTCCTAACTTCAGCTCATACTTTAAGCCGCGCTCGTCTACGCTTAATTTTAGCGTATCGCTTGTAGTTCTACCAAGTACAAAATTTCTATCGTGATTCAATAATGCAACTACATCGGGAGACTCTGTAAGCGCTCTATTGAAAGCCTCTGGAGCAATTTGCTCTCTAAAGTTGCCTATCTGCGTTTCTGTATTGAATACAGCTGCATATCCTACAATAGTGCTACCCTTCTTAGATTCTCTTAGTTCAAAATCTGCGGGCAGTGTACGCTTATGTACTACGCCTTCAGCTTGTCTATATCCGTTGCCGTTATCGTCGTCAGTGGCTCCGCTATGACTAGAGCAAGGCATATAAACGGTCTTACCTTCTAATTCCATAGAATGTGAACCGCTACAGCCTAGCTTTTCAGCTGCTTCTTCAGCTTGTTCTTTATTGTCGTAAACTGGTACGCCGTCAACCATGCCAACTCGCGCACGCTCTTTATTATCTTCTTCCATTTTACTTTTAAGTTTATGCCCGTCTGGAAATAAATCCGTATCGTGCTTACCGCTACGGAACTTATCATTTTTTAAGGCGTACAAAAAGCTATTGACTCTAGCCATCGCCCACTGTTCCGGGCTTTTTACACTTGGCCTAACGCTTTCTGGATTTGTTTTGTAGGCTCCTATACCACGCTTAAATACTGCGCTAAGAGTCCTTAGATTAGTTTTGCGTACATCAGATTGTACACTCTCGTTATGTTCCTCTACTTTGTTTTCTAAAGCAGTTTTGGCTTTGCCAGTTATTTCTTGGCGCTCTTCTTTCTCTAGTTTCTCTAATTCTTTTCTAGCCCATCTAAGCATAGTAGTACCGCCCCAAGCTGCATACATTACAGAGCCACAAACTTCTTTACCGTCATTTAAAAATTTACCCGTATCGTAAACTTTTGCCCTCGATAAAAAGCTAAAAACCCTTTTAAGCCTATCTAAAGTAAGAGGCTCTTTTTTTGATATTATACCAGCAGAGCGCCAGCCTACAGTAGTACCACATTTAGAGCCGTATTCTTCTTTATGCTTTAAAGCTCTCTTAGCTGCATTGACAGCCGTTTGTGGGTAATTACTGTACGCCATTAGTACTAATTTTTTCGCTGTAAGCTTCAAACTTACTAGCGCTAATTACATTTACTGGAATACGTAAAGCATCTCCACCTTCTATAGTAGGTAGATTTTCTTGGCTTCTTACTTCGTTAGCTGTAAGTACGCCCGCTTGTAATAAAGTATTGTAGTAGTCGGCTCTAGTTTTTAGGTCGCCGCGCATCAAGTCGTCGATATTAAAGCGTACAAAGTAGTTTACTCTTTGCTGTGGCGTAAGTAGCTTATTTTCTATTTCTTGCTCTATACGTCTCGCTATAGGTAGTATAGTATGCTTTGCAAAGAATATTCCAGCTTGCTCTGTATTTGAGTATGTAAAGTTTCCCTCTAAACCAATTAAAGCAGCTGGCACATTGTATATCCTTGCTATATCTTCTGCGCTCATTTTACGGCTTTCAATATTTTGCGCTTCATCTGGGCTTAGTGCTATACGGTCATACTTAAAGCCAGCTGGTAGTACCCTAGTAAGGTTACCAGCGCTCGAAGCGTTCCAACTGTCTCTAACTATATCAAGTTGCTCTTTTTTTAATGGCTGGTCGCTAGATAATACGCCAGTCATTATTGACCCGTTATTAAAGTACTCTGCGGCGTAGCGTTCAGCTGCTTTGGCTAGGCCAAATGTTTCGGCGTGTAGGTCTATTGGTGAAGCTCCTAATAGATAAGGTATACATAAAATATCATCGCTAAATACTACGCCTTCAATACCATCTATTTCGTAGACCTCTGTACCGTCGTAATCTAATAGCTTTACTGCTTTGCTAGGTATAAACTCTAAACGCTGTGGCAAACCAGTATCTACATTTCTAACTATAAGCGCATAACCTTTACCATATAATAGCATATTAGCTATTATTTGCTCAAAGAAGAAAGATGCCGTTACGTTTTCGTCTGGAGACTGGCTAAGTAACTCATAAATATTTAATTCTGTAGCTGGTCGTGAGCCAGTACCTTCACGCCTAAGCGCTGTAAGTTGTAAAGTTCCTAGAGTACTAGCTATCTTATAAATACAAGCGTATACAGTAGGTACGCTTAGAGCTTTTTCGGCGTTCATATTTACGCCGCTTCTATGCTGGGCAGCCGTTAAGCTCGCCCAATTCCCACCAGTATATGCTATGTTAGCAGCTCTGGTAAAAAAGTTTCTTAGACGTTCAAACATTGTTGTAAATATAATACTTATTTAAAGCTTTCAGCTATAGTGTTTACTTCTTCTTCACTAAGTATAAATACTTCTTGGTGATTGTTTAACTCATATAAAATATGTAAGCAGCCGCCTTCTAGTTTAAAACCTAAAAACTTATCTGGGTCAGAAGCTTGTATAAGTACTTTAGCTTTTTCAAAATTTGTCATTCCAGCCATAGCTATAAAGATAAAAAAAAAAGCGCCAAACGGCGCTTAGTTTTAGTTGTAAGACTTTGTTATTTTTATCATGGGTTATTAATATCCCAATGAGTAATATAAAATTCAGTAGCAGCTAAGTTTCTTTGTGCATTGTACAACTGTGTGCCTAGTGTAGCTTCGTAAGAAAAATGCTTGTAAGTAGCGCCTTCGCATTCAATAGATGCTTTAAGCTGTGCTATTCTGTTAGTTTGCATCTTCTTGTTCCACTTTAGTTCCTTTAAAGTCATAAATTTCGGGCTTGCCATGTTTTCTAATTTTTTGTTTGTTTGTTTGATGCCTATGCTTTCTCCCAAAGCTCTTCTTTGTACTCTGTGTGATGGTTTGCAAGCATATCCTCACACTCCTCTCTATCGTACTTAGTAACTTTCTTACCATTGATGTAAAAGTAATTTCTTGATTTGCGTCCTTCTTCATTCCATTGTTGTATATGAACTTGTTTGTATTCTGTACCGCTGTGGTGAGTGAAAGATATTGTTTGCTTTGAGTAGTTCATGTTTTCTGTTTCTTTGATATATCAAATATACAACACTATTTTCATTTGTCAACTATTTTACACAATTATTTTTAATTTATTTTATGTTTGCCAGTATTTACTAGGCATACAGAGCTAAAGTTTTTTTCAAAAACTTAGTACTTTCAAATCGTCATCGCTTATTTCCGGCTCTTGCTTCATGCTTTCGCCTAAGCCCATAACCATACTTACTATAGGGTCAATTTTATTTTGTCTTGTGCCTTTACCTTCTACTTTGCCTTTATCTGGTTTAATATTGCCAGCTGGGTCAGTTCGTAGCTCTACGTTTTGTAAGCTCCATGCTAGTACCTTATCGCCGTCATGCTTTAGCTTACCAGTCCTTACAAGTACTTCTAGTTGCTTAGTAGGTGCGCTCATAGATATAAAGCCTTGACCATACGGCACTAGTGGCGCTCCATCGTTAGTTAAGTCTATTGCTATTTGTGTACTATTGTATCTATCGTATGCAACCTTTTTAACTTCGTAATTATTGAGCAAACAATCGTTAGAAGTTTCTAAGCCTTTAGGGGTATAGGTAACGCCAGTTATAAGCCTTCTTATATCTGCGTAGTCAGTTACGTTGCCTTCTGTAAGTATAAAGTTTTCTTGGTCTATAAAATCTCCGTAAGGGTGCGAAGCATCAGAAAGCAAGGCGGCTTCGTAAGTATCTTTGGGTAGCCAGTAGTAGCCTCTTACGTGGTATTCATCTTCTACTGGGAATACTAAAACTAAAGCCGTTAAATCTGAAACGCTAGCAAGGTCTAATCCAGCGTAGCAAGGTAAGCCGCTTAAATCTTTTGAAAGTTGATTCTTTGCCCAGTCTTCGGCAGCTATCCAAGTCTTACTAGCGCTTACCCATGTATTTAAGTGCTTTATTTTAAATTCAGTTTGATAGCTACCGCCTATGTTTTTAGCTTGTACGTACTGGCGCTTCAAGCCGTCTAATGAAATTGTAGCGCCTAAGCTAGGATTTGCCTTACGCCAGTTTTTCTGTACTTTCCAATCGTCGCCCTCATCAAGCTCGTAAATTATACCAAATTGGCTATCGTCTTTTTTTACGCCGTCTAAAATTTGTTTTACTGTCTTTTGTAGTTTATAGCAAGCGCCTTGAAAAGTACCGGCTGTGGTAATTGTAAGGTGTAGCGGATTTTTACGGCTTTGCATAGAAGAGCGCAATACATTACTAACGCTATCGTCTCTATGAAAAGCGTACTCATCTACAGCGCAAAAATTAGCGTTTAAACCGTCTAAGCTTCGGCTGTCGCTACTTAGGTAAGTTACTTTGGTATCGTACTTGGGTACATATATATCATGCTTACCAACTTCGCAGAAACCCTTTAGCGCTGCGCTACGTGAAGCCATACGGCTAGCTTCAGCAAAGCCTATACGCGCTTGGTCGCGCTTTGTAGCCGCAAAGTAAACTTGGCCAGCTTGTTCTTCATCAAAAATAGCAGAAGCTAAAGCACAACCAGCTATTAAAGTAGTCTTACCATTTTTACGAGCTACCGATATATAACCATATCTAAAACGCCTAGAGCCATCTTTATTATACCAGCCGTAAAGATTCCACAGTATGAACTGTTGCCATGCTAAAGGCTCAAAAGGCTTGCCAGCAAATTCGCCGACAGTATGCACTAAGCACTTTCTAAAAAAATTTAGGTAAGCTAGCGCTGTAGACTCTCTAAATTCAAAGCCTTTTTTTTTAGCTTGTTTTAAGTCGTCTAAATATCTTTTGCAAGCAAGTACACAATACTTACCCGCTACAACTTTACCAGATACAACATCTACAGCGTATTTATGTGCTTTGTGTTTCACTTACTCCCCAAAAGATTATCTAGTATATTATCACTACTTTCTATTTGCGTAACTTTATTTCTAGCTGCTGGGGTTAGTCCTAAGTCGCGTAATATAGTTAAGTACCTAGTACGCCCGTCTACTAGTTGCTGGTGTTGCGGTCTATGCTTATGCATGACTTCACCAGTACGGCTTATGCACTCGTAAGTCGTCCCATTCTTATTTATAAAATCTTGTAGTACGTCTAGCTCGGCTCTTACGTTAGCAGCCATTTCTATTAGTTCGTTATCTGGCTCGGCATACTTGTTATGCTCTATAAGCCACGCGCTCAAACGCTCGTAAATTATCATTGCTTCTTTATTCATGTTTGTAAATATACACTACCAAAAAAGGTTAGGCTTTATTCTCATGGTCACATCTT